CCATCGCCAGGTGTAGCGAGCGAGCCAATTGAACCAATTTCTGGGCGGATATTCGAGTCTGGCCCATCCTTCCAGTTTCTTTTCGAGAGGGGGTTCAAGGACATTGTTTTGTCCAGAGATGGGATCGACAACGTCATTTTCAGCCCATTCGGGAAGGATTGTTGGTTTTGATACCATGTTTTCTCCTTATGGTGATGGGGGCAGAGAGCCATTAAACATGATGACCTCTGCCATTTGGCCTGCTGCGGTTATGTCTAGCGGCACTCCAAACTCCGCAAAGCAGCCTCCGAAGGCTGGATTGACCACGTCGCCAGCATTTACTGCTAAGAGATCGGTCACTTCAACTTGAAGGTTTCTAAAATCAAATGGATTGGATTCAAAGGGGGATACGTCGAGAAGATCGATGATTGGATCTTGGCTGAATACGAAGGGAAGCGGTGCTCCATAAGTGGCTGTAATGGGGGTATATTGAATGGCCGCTGGGCTCACTGATTGGATGGCAGATACCAATTCTTCAGGAGGGACAGAAAACGTCATTCCATCGGTATCCATCTGAAAGGCGGCTGGGTAATATTCGTGGTATCGAACTTTGTTTGCTTTCGTAAGGAATTTGAGAACGGCGATGACTTCTTCCGGCGTGCCATTGGATTTGTTGATGAAGATCTGAAATTTTAGTTTTTCCCTGTAGGCATCGTCCGATTCATCTGGCAACCGGGCGAGTCCTAAAATTTGTCCTAGCCCATCTAATTGAACTCCCTCTGAAGTATCGATGGAGCGGTTGAATTTCAATTCCTGGTTTACATTATCAATCTCTTGAAACTGAGTGACCAGTGCTTGGATGAGTCTTTGAAATCGGCTGTATTCTCCATCGAGCAAGCTTTGTTGGAATTGCCCGGCCAAAAGTGCAATGGCGCGTTGAACATGATTATTAATCAAAGTCATACGGTCACCGTGATGCGTGAAAGGTCAAAGACCGCGATTTCGTTTTCTTGTATGGGGATATCGGCTGTTCCGTACAGAGGNCTATCTCCTGGGCCATTGGTCGCTGCAATTTGCATCACTCCGCTAGCAATGCCGGATACGGTGAAGATTTGAGCTAACACACGCTGTAAAAGCACATCGACGCCAATCCCAAGACTGTTTCCGTAGGAATTGATGGCGTCGGCGACTAAATCCTGTCCGTTGGGAGGAAATGTTTCTTCGGGATACAAAGTCAATGCAACCGCAACCCAAATGTAGATGGGGGTGGGGCGGCTAAAATTGATAATTTGCTGCTCGCCTTGCGAGTCGGTGATGGTAAAGGACGTATTACCGAATGTTTGGATCCCCGCCGGTTTGGTCGTCCAGATTTTATTTGCAACGTCAGCATCAGAACCTCCTTCGATAACTGCTTCAAAACTTTTAGCAAGGCGGCCGCCTTTCAATATGGCCGTTGCTTGACTTGCGCCTCCACTTACGGAAAACGTTGTGATCGCAACTTCTGCGGCTTCCTTCATCGATAAAGTAATCGTGCGGTTTGCCGTTCCTCCTACGAAAGCTGATGCAATCTGAGGCTGATTCGCCAGCACAATGGCAATCGCTTCCATAGTATCTAAGTGAGAAGTAGCGAAGGTGACGACTGGCAAGGTTTGGATGGTATTGAAGACGATCGTAATTGTGTTGCCGGGGACCAGGTCTTGATTGAGAACAATATCAATGGGGTCCTGGGTCATGGTTCTGTTTTCAAAGATATAAGCGGATGTTACGTACGGAACTTGCTGAAGGAGCCTGGCTCTAATTGATTCGACGGTGCCTGCCCCTAAAAGGCGAATGGAGTCGTTTCTTCGGATCCGAAGCTCTGCATCTGTTTCTACGAAACGCCCTGTGACGCCTGCTTTTGAGTTGTTGATTGAATTCCATCCGGAAATAGGGGTTAAAATTTCTGTCAGAGTATTGATAGGTGCGGCGATGGGAGCAAAATCTTGAGAGAGAAATATGATGGGAGAAGATTGAGAAGAAATGCTCAGGTTTGTCCCAACGTTGATTGAGAAGGGAATGTCTGGATCGTTTGCAACGATGGAGACGCTGGCGACCAAATCAGTAGCTGTGACAGAGGAAATCGAATTGTTAATGATGCTCGATAAATTTTGTGAAATGGCGCTCGCCGTCGGTTGGGCGAACGTGATGGCGTAGGTAGGTTGAGAAGCTCCCCCTGTGATGACGATCGAATTAATCGTCACGGTGCTCCCCAGGCTGGGGACGATGCTAATGATATTTGGAATGGCAGGAGTGGCAGAAAAGACATTCGGATTGCTGGCGATCGCGGCCGCGAGGTCTGCCAGTGTTTGGTTATTGTTCGTATTGAATGGAACAGCTGGAAGTGTTGTGCCATTCAGCGTAACAACAATCGAGTTGCCTGTGACAAAACTTCCGGTAAAGGTAATGACGGGTAGAGAGTAGGTAATGGCCAGGTTATTGATGATTGTTGTATAGGCTTGCGGCGCGGCTGATCCTACAAGAATGGCCGTTGATGAAGCATTCGACCGTGTGATGAATGAATTGGACTGACAAAAAAACACTGCTCCAGTGTCTGGAATCCGAGCTAAAGCTCCTTGATTAATCAGCGTCCCTTCGAGCCCTGCGCAAACTGCAGTTACTTTTGTCTGTTTAGCAGCTAGCCGTTGGATCGCGTTCAACTGAACCACATTATCCAAGCTGATTCCTTCTGCGGAATTGGGGTATTGGCTGAAGTAAACATCTTGTAAGTTTTCCCAGAGATCCGCTTGGACTTTTGAAATTACGCCGATCAGCTGGCCAAAAATGGATTGAGGATCCAGGTTGATTTCTCCAAAGGCAGCCAGCAGCAGATTTTGGTTTTCTGCGTGAATATCTGGCAGGCGCTTGATTTTGAAGCCTTGCGGAGTCAGTCCGAATGGAGAGGTCATGCGACAAGCTCCTGGGTCAGAGTGATTTCTCCATGAATCGTGCTGACAGAGAAAACGACGGAATAGATGCGCCTTTGTGCATTAAAGTTACTGGTGAAACTGAGGATTTGGTCGATGCCTGTGGTGTCGAGGATCTCTTCTTTCAGAACGCTTTCTATGCGAAGTTGATTCGGGGCTTTGATGAAAAAATCATCGTAATAGGGAACGCCAGCGGTAATGTCGAGAAACCATTCGCCGAGAATAAACCGAAGCCGGATTGCTAAATTCTGAGCGATTTGATCGCGATCTTCTACCCATTGCAGGTCGAAATTTTCCAAGAGAAGATCGCCCGTGGCGGGATCTAAAGCAATGTCTTTCATGCAGCCTCTTTTGCTCAAAAACACGTTTGCGGATGAGTCTTTGAGTTACTTGAGACTGAGAAAATCGCTTATTTTCTTAAGGAATCGATCCTTTGATCGAATCCAAAGCGAGTTTTAAACTTGCGTAGGTGGGTCCTGTTCCCTGGAAAATCGGGCTTCCGGGCGCCGTTGTCACGGAAGTGATCAAAATTCCAAGAATTTTGCTGACGATATCAAGCACTTCGGTGGAAGCGTTCCCTATCGCCACTTTTGAAGCGGTTTCAATTTGAATGTCACCGCTTGCTTTAATTCTTATATTAGAGTCTTTAAATGTTAAAAGCACGTCTTCATTGTTTTCAGATAAGGAATTTTCAGAAAATGGCATGAGCCCCATCATTGCAACGGCATCGGATAAATCAAATTTGCGCCGATCGTCAGGGGTTACCATGCCTCCGACCGATTTCCAAAGATCGGTGCTTCTCTCGATAAACAAGAGCAGGCAGGTATCGCCCGGCATAACTGGAAAAGTCAGACTAGCCGCGCCCGCTCTTGGAAAAATCACTGGGACATTGTTGAGAACAGGCATTTCTTGGACGGTCCCATTCAGATAGCTCTTTTTTAAGCAGGGTTGAACGGCCGCCTTTTGCTTTGTGTGGTCGTAAGAGACAATTTGCCCAGGAAGTGCCGTGTGGACATCGTACAATTGAAACAAAACGGCTTGCCTCATCGCATCGGTGATTGTAGTCATATTAAAATGATCTCCATGATAGAGCGCCAATTGGGTCCAAACGTGT